TTTTTGCTCCATGAACCCATAAGGTTTTGTGTCCATCTGTAAGCATATTCACATGCTGCTGACTCAGACGTAATTTCTGCAGGAATTGTAACTTCTGCAACTTGAACCGCAACTGATTCTGTGTCAGCAGGGTGGGGCATATGAATTACTGTAACTTTCATGTTTATCTCCTTCATGATATAATTATATACTACACTAATTCATATCGAATGTACACAGTTAATTTGCGGTTTTGCGCATTTTTTTTATAGTGTTACATTTTTGTCACACGTTCTGACCATGCTTTTTCAAAACCTTCTCGACAATAAACCAATCTTTCATGGTTTCCCCATAGTCTTTTGAGGTATGAATCTTTTATTTGACGTACTGTTTCGTCAGAATAACGTGGATGTATTAAAAATCCTTTTACTGCGTAATGTAACTCATTCGCAAACTTTCTTTCTTCTTCGTCCATCGATATCTCCTAGATGTTTCGAGTGGACCTTCAGACCTATGAACTCATTATAATACATGGGATCAAATAGAACATCTTTATCAAATTGCTCTTTTGCTTCATAATAAGATAATTCACCTTTAGTCTTGCATAATCGCAATACTGTTCGAATGAACCTGTCGCCGCCATGAGATTCGACTAAACCTTTTACTTCTTCATTACTTCCATAGTAATCTTTCCAGTCAGATTCTTTTATTTGTACTCGTTTACGTTTCTTGCCTTTGAGAGGCGGCAATCTACGTTTAGACCACAATAACTTCTTACCAATGTATTTTTTACCATTGGATTTATCTTCTAGTTCATAAACAAAACCGACCCATGACGAGAGTTCATCATGAGTCGGCTCAAAAATTTTATCGTTAAAATACCACATGCGTCTATTTATTCTTCGTCAAAGTACTCCTCATCGAGCTCAATTGGAGCTCCACAAAGTGGGCAATGTTCTGGTATTTCATCTGAGTTTAATACTTCTACTACTGTTCGACCGTCACAGACGGGGCACTCAATGTCATGATTTCTTTTTGGCAAGGTCTATGCCTCACACGCGGCACAGTTCATGATGTCACGAACTAGCTCCTGTGCGGGATTAGCTGATCGCTGATAATAAAAAGTCTTCACACCTAGTTTCCATCCTTCGATGAGCAATGCGTTTACGTCTTTTGCTGATACATCTGGATGGATTAATATATTGAGAGACTGTGCTTGATCGATATGCTTTTGGCGAGCAGCTGCCTGTTGTACAATAATTAGTGGTGATATTTCAGAGAATGTTTTAAATACATCCTTCTCATCTTGTGTTAGAAAATCAAGATGCTGGACTGAACCACCACGCTTGAGAATTGATACCCATGTTTCCTCATTGTCTTGTTCATGCTTTGCAAGCACATCTTTGAGGTATGGGTTACGGTAAGTGAATTTACCTTTGGCTAAATCTTTTGTAAAGTAATTAGATGCAAGTGGTTCAATCGAAGGTGACACTTGACCTAGGATAAAAGATGACGATGTTGTGGGCGCAATGGCGGCGACCGTGAGGTTCCTCAGGCCATATCCTCTCATGCCCATAGGCTCACCATACTTATTTGCAAGATCTTGAGATGCTTTGATCGATCTTTCTTTTATAGTCTTAGCAATCTCAGTATTTAATAACATTGCCTCAAAAGATTCGAAAGGTATACCTCTTGATTGTAGATACGAATGCCAACCAAGTTGACCTAAACCTAAGGCTCTCCAACGGACAGCAAAGTTATGTGATGCATTCATAAACTTAATGCCACGTGTCTTACGGATATATTCAGTCATAACTGCATCAAGAAATGTGATCATTGTCTCAACGGCATCGGTGAGTTTCCACTCATCATATGTTAATAGATTCATTGATGCAAGGTTACAAACAAATGATTCTTCTTCGTTAGATGGCAATGCAATCTCAGAACAGAGATTAGATGCCCATATCGTACGCTCTTGATCTTTGAGTACTTGAGGTTTATTGTTGTTTACAGTATCTTTGAAAAACAAATATGGATAACCAGACTCACGACGCTTACGTAGGACTCTTGCCCATATAGTTCGTTTATCTGCATCTCCATCAATCATCGATTGCATCCATTCATCGCCAATAGAAACTCCGAGCGATAGATTCTGAATAGTAGAACCTTCTTCTCGTGTATCTAAAAACTCTAAAATGTCTGGTGATTCGATGTCTAGATATACAGCACAAGATCCTCGTCTCACATTACCTTGTGCAATAATATCTACGGTTGTTTCTAAGAGATTTGCAAAATGGACTGGGCCGTCTGCTGTACCGCCTGTATTGATTGCGCTTCCACGTGAGCGGAGTGAACCAAGATACGCTGATGTACCAGCACCCATTTTTGTTTGCATACCAACCTCAGCAGTTTTGCCTAGGATCGATTCCATTCGATCTTCTACATAAACTCCATTACATGAGATAGGTAAACCTTTTGTCGTACCAAAGTTTGACCATACCGGACTTGATAAAGAGTAATAACCTCTTGCCATATACGTGCAGAATTTATCAGCAAATTCATAAGAATTTAAAATGTCTGCAGCTGCTTCTCCGATATCTCTAATACGTTCTTCGGCGGTCTTATCGCCATCGATATACCCACGACTGAGAAATGTGCGTGAGTCATCGTTTAGCCAAAAAAAGTCTTCTTTCATAATATTTCCTTAAAATAAGTCGTCAGCAGATATACCTTGACCTTTTGCATATTCAACAGGCCGCTTCTGAAAGAAGTCAGTCATGTTAGCGCCATATAGTTCTTCGTCAAACCAAAACGTTTCATCTACATGTGCCTGATCATATACAATTTCACTATTGTCAAAGCCAATTTGGTCTAGCGAATCCGCCATACGCTTGGCAATGAATGATTTCAAAATAGGTGCACTTAAACCCTCAACCTCATAATCTCCCATGATCCAGTCAATTACTTTACTTTCAGCTTTTAGTGATTCAATACACTCATGTTGAATGCGATCCTGAAGTTCTTGATCGAACAGCTCAGGATATTCTTCACGTAATGTCTGAATCAGTTTGATGCCAACTTGAGCATGTAACATTTCTTCATTACGTGTATATTGTACTTGTTGAGCACAATCTTTCATGACAGCCTTATTGCGATTCATATGCATGATAATATAAAACTGACTGAATAGACTTACGTTCTCAACGAACAATGTGAATAGAATAATAGAATAGACATATTGCTTTCTGTCATCATCGTAATGCTTCTCAAGATATTTACGTAGATAATCCACACGCCCACGGATCACCTTCTCATTTAGGTTCTCTTCGAATACGTGTGTTAAATGCAATACTTCTAAAATCTTTTCGTATGCCAAGTTATGAATAACTTCTGAGTTAGCCATGGCATAACCTAAATCTTTGATAGACGGATGAGGTAAATGTTTACCAACGTCTGCCCAAAAACTTTTGACCGCAATCTCAATCTGACCAATAGCAGACATAGTTTTAACTATGACCTCTTGTTCTTCTTTTGTTAAGTCGGTTTTAAATTGAGAATAGTCTGAACGAAAATTAAATTCATCGGGTGTCCAGAACCCTTTCCAGATAGCGTCTATGAACTGCTTCGTCCACGGATAGAGATCTGGTTTGCGTGCGATCTGTTCTTGAAATAGCATGCGATACTCCGTCTAAGCATAAGGAATTGCCCCCGCAAAATCGGCCGATTAAGCGGCATTCCAGGTTTAAATTGTTTTTGATTTATTGATATTATATATCAGATTGCAAGTCTTGTAAACAGCTATATGAGCTATTTTTAGAAAAAAAATTACTATATTTTGTAAAAAAAATTATTCTTTTTCTTCTACTGTTTCAGGCTCAGTAGGTGTTACAGCTTCTTCATAATAAGCTATAATAGATTGTTGTTGCTTGATATATCGACGTAGATCACCTATGCCTAATGCAAGGTTCTCATACCCCTTAGGAGTGATAGCAATAAAAACTATCTGGCCGGTTTTAGTCTTAACTTCTTCCAGCTTCGCATCTAAGTTTTCTTCTGTGATTACGAACCAATCGACAGGTGGCATTTCGACTTTAGCAGGACGTTCTTGGACCGGTATGGTCTTCTCAACGTACTCAGTCGTTACCACTACCTCCGGCTCCACTGTCCTCCCCAGACACCCCGCTAGTATCAGCGGGCTCATCAGTAGGAGGGGTAGTTTCATTTTCGATACGATTGATGAGCCTCTCGACTGCGTTATCAATTCTATCTTCGAGTCCTTGTGCATTTGTTAATGCCTCCATAGTCAAATCAATTTTAGCAAAGACACCACGTAACTTGTTCAAATGTTCATTTGATTGTTGTAGTCTCTTCGATAAATCTCTGTTTAGTTTTTCGTTTTTCTCTGCGTCAGCCTTCATAGTGTTTACAGTATTCTGTAATGTCTCGGCAGCTGATTTTAGCTTTACATTGTTTTCTCTCAATGTGTTCATAGTTTCTTGTGACCATAGGTAATAGCTATAACCACCATAGCCTACGCCACCGAGTAAAGAAACAATTATAAAAAATAAATAAATCTTAGCCATTTTGTTGATGTATATAGTCTCTAAAGCGCTTTAGTAAGACTGTCCTTTTCTTTGATCGTCTATCAGTTACATTAATAGGTTTAAAAGCTTTACGAGCATGTGGTGCTAGGTCTACACCACCATGTGCTACTGAATTAGTAGGTGCGTCTTCTTCCATTTCTTTTTTCTTTTTCATTTCGATATCTCCGAAACTGTAAAATATACTTTTCTTTGAGTACGCTGATGTACGCCTTCATAGATATCCAGGCCGCCAACATCTCCTACTGGAAAGCAATTATCTAAAACACGAATCTTATCTTTTCTTTTAACTAATTCTTCATGAGATTCGTTTAGCATTTTATCATTTAATATATGATAAACACCTGGTGATATTTGTTTTTCGTCTAGCATAAACCACTGAGAGTTTTCATTAATCAGATCTAATGGATCGAGGCCTGATTCTTCAAGAGCTCTCTCAGGGTTCACACCATACTTTTCTTTTAATAAGAACAGAGCGGAAGCTAAGGAACCAATTTTTCCGCCTGGTATTAATTTTTTTATATTATAAACTAGTCTATGGAATAAAGTATATGCTGCTTTTTCATCTGTTGTTTCTGGACTTCTGAGTTTTTTACCCTTTGCATCAATAAGACCCATCTTGAACGCCTTGGTCTTATTAAACGAAGTCGTTAAAAGTTTTAGAAATCTAAGGGTATACACCAGATCACCGGCGCGGGATAGTATCGTCATTTAGATTTTCCTTAACGCTTCAATTGCAGTCTTATCCATTTTTATTTCTACCATCTGAGTATCCGTTATGTGTCTGAGGAATACCAGAAATGGCTTAATAACTTCTAGTTGTTCAGTATTCATTTTGTATAACAAAATATTCAGGGCTGCTTCGATGCCAAATACGTTAAAGATAACTATAATATGATTTAGTATCAAGCGATCAGATAACTGACCTGTTTCTAAGTATCGGTTAACTAACCGCTTGACGTATTTAAACCTGTTAAGGTCCTCGTTAAACTCTTCAGCATCTATTCCTAATGGGCTATAATAATTCTTGGCCGCATATAGGAACAAGTTCGCATCATTTAATTCAATTTTCATTTTCTACGTTCTTTTTATAATACCTTTCATTGTATTTATTAACGTAGATTT